TGATGTAGATGAAAATGGTACTTTCACTATTAATCTTCCTGCTTTAAAGGTTGGAGTACAGGTTAAGATGTTAACCGGTGCCGACGAGACAAGACTTTTAAAGTTGCAAGAAAACAAAAGAAAAAGAAATTTACCAGAGACTCTTTTGTCAGATCAGCTTTCCTCCATTATTGTTTCTGTCGAAGGACATACAGACAGAAATGTAATCAGCAATCTAATAGAGAACATTCCAGCAAGCGACTCCAAGCATTTGAGACGAACTTATGAAAAATGCATTCCAGCTATCGATATGACACATCCTTATAGCTGTAGCAATTGCGGATACACAGCGGATCTGGAGGTTCCGCTCACCACTGACTTTTTTTGGCCTAAGTAACGATTATATACGTGGTGTATACGAAGAATTTTTCTTGATGAAGTATCATGGCGGTTGGAGCTTTATTGAAGCTTACAACTTGCCAATAAAGATCAGAAGGTGGTTTTTGAATAGATTGGTGGAAGAAATAGAAAAAGAAGCCAAGCAAATGGAAAAAGCCACAAATTCAAATAGATAAATTGTATTCTTTTCACTATTTATAGAGAGGAGGGTAGCTGTATGG